TTCAAATAAAATGAAGTTTCTAGTTCCAGAGACTATCAACTTTCATAAGAAAGTACAAATTGATGGTGAAGTAGTTGCTCCTATTTCTATACCTAATGCGAGAAATTATGCAGCGGGGTCACTTAACTTAAAGTTAGTCCGAGACTTTATACCAAGATGCAACGAACTACGTTTTGTTGCATATGAGATGAAGCCTCATGGATTTATAGAGTCTTGGACTGTACTTCTTAGTTGGTTAGAGGGGCTTGGGTTTTCAACTGTTAACTCAGTTGATGCATCACAGTACCCAACTGATGGAGAAGTACACAGATTAGATAATATTGAGTATTGGAGTAAACAAGGCACTACCGCTCATCACCCTAAAGGGTCACTTGCCTTTAAAATTCAAAAAGAAGGTGTAGTAACCACACTATCGAGAGTTGAGTGGCAAACAGGTAAGTCAGGTGTTGTTACACCAGTAGCAATACTATCACCTGTAATGATTGGGGACGCTCTTATATCAAGAGCAACCTTACACAATATGGCTCACATTGAGGAGTTAGGTCTTGAAACTGGTTGCCAAGTCGAGGTCATACGAAGCGGTGAAATTATCCCTCGTATTGTCCGACGAGTTGAGGAAAAATAATTCTTGACATGGAACCTAAAATTATATATAATATCTTTTCAATTTCAGAGGAATCTTTATGCAAGCGATAGAAGCTCCAGAATTTTGCCCCTCTTGTGATAGCTCACTTGAGTGGAAAAATGATCTGCTATATTGCGTAAACTCCTTGTGCCCTGCTCAAGTTCAGAAACGAATAGAGCATTTTGCAAAGAGCTTAAAGATAAAAGGGCTTGGCCCGAAGAGCATTGAGAAGCTAGGCCTCTCCTCTTTTCAGTCTATCTATGATATGACTTACCTAGAGATTAGAGATGCTCTTTCCTCTGAAAAACTAGCAGTTAAACTTTTGCAGGAGATAACCCATTCTAAGAAAAGCAGTATGAATGAGCTATTACCAGCATTTAGTATCCCGTTAATTGGAAAGACAGCAGCTGAAAAATTGTCCACAAAGATAAACAACATCTCTGAACTAAATGCGGACAAGTGTAAAGCAGCAGGTCTTGGACCAAAGGCTACAGAAAATTTATTGAACTGGTACTTTGATGAGTTCTTATTTGATTTAGTGAGATTACCTTTTGGTTTCTCCTTTGCCAAGTCAGAACAGCAAGTATCTAAAGGAGTAGTTTGTATTAGTGGTAAACTGAAAAGTTTTAAAACTAAAGCCCAAGCTCAAGAAGTTTTAGCTAAAAACGGATATGAAGTAAAGAGTTCAATTACTAAAGACGTGACTATTCTTGTTAACGAGTCAGGAATAGAATCCGCAAAAACAAAAACCGCCCAAGATAAGGGCATAACAATAGTAACCAACCTATTAGAATTTTTAGGAGAAGAGAATGGCAACGTTGCCTAAGTGGACAGATGAGCGTACCGACGAGCTCACTAATTTTGTCGGTGATGAATCCCCAGTATCTCAAGCTACTGTAGCAGACGCTGCAGAGCAGTTAGAGACTACTACACGATCAGTTTCTAGCAAACTGAGAAAGATGGGTTTTGATGTAGAACTTGCTTCAGCAAAGAGCACTCGTGCTTTTTCTGAGACTCAAGAATCTACTCTCGCAGCTTTTGTTTCTGACAATAGCGGTGAGTATACCTATGCTCAGATTGCAGATAACTTTGAAGGCGGAGCATTTACTGCTAAGTCTATACAAGGTAAGATTCTATCTATGGAACTTACTGGTCATGTTAAGCCAGCTCCCAAAGTGGAGACTGTTAGAACGTACTCTCCCGATGAGGAAGCTACTTTCATACAGATGGTTAATGACGGCGCCTTCGTTGAAGGAATTGCTGAAGCATTAGACCGAACTGTAAACAGTGTACGTGGCAAGGCTCTCAGCCTGTTACGTTCTGGTGATATTGACGCGATACCCCGTCAGGAACATACCAAGGGCTCTAACAAGAGCGATCCTCTCGAGGAGCTTGGAGATGTATCTGGCATGACAGTTGAAGCGATTGCAGAGTCAATCGGTAAAACTGCACGTGGTGTTAAGACTATGTTGACCCGAAGAGGTTTAACAGCGTCTGACTATGATGGAGCTGCCAAAAAGGAAAAAGCAGCAGCATCTTAATTTAGTGTTAATTCTACAGCCGTAGTGAGGGGTCATTGCGGCTGTATTCTTTTCGGGGGATTCGTTGAATATAGCAAGTGCTTATTTGAAGCAAGTTTTAGACCTGCAAGATTTCGAGTCTTGGTCTAACACTCGCAAGCATTATTTGCCCTCTGCATATCATACGCTTTTTAAAGCGATTGATTCGCATTGTGAAAAGTTTCACCGACTCCCTACGATTGAGGATCTCAAGTATGAGATTCGCGACACAGCTACTAAAGAGTTACTCTTTGCAGTAGATTCGGTCGAAGTAGATGCAGATCCTTACATGCTTCTACAATACCTCAAGAATGAGTTTACTCAAAAAGAGATTCTTAATTCCCTTGAGGATTATGTTGACAATTCTATATCTTTTGAAGATGCGGAAGAGTCAGTCAAACATCTGCACCAGATAGTTCTTGATATCGAAGACAAAGTAGACCTTCAAGAACCGCAAGAGAGTATGCAACGTATTCCCTTGTGGGAGCCAGATGAAGACACTGGAAAGTACCTGCCCCTCGGCTTAAATACTGACCACGATAATGAGATCACGTTCTCCCCCCGAGACCTGATTCTTGTTGGTGGTCGCCGCGGGGCAGGGAAATCCATCACCTGTGCCAACATAGCTAACAGCGTATATTCTTCGGGTAAATCAGCCCTCTATTTCACTATTGAGATGGACAGTATAGCAATACTTCAACGGTGTTGCTCTATTGCTACGGGTATTTCTTTCTCACGACTAAAGGCCAGAAACCTAAGTATTATAGAGTGGGAAAAAGTAGCCGAGTGGCAGGCCGCAAGATTCACAGACAGTCAAGAGAGACTTGCAGAGTATCGAGAACATCGAAACTACGCTAAGTTTCATAAAAAACTAACTACTAGTTGTGAGCTTCTCCCAACTCAACAACTTGACGTAATTTATGATCCTTCTCTTACTCTGTCTAAGATACGCGCTGAACTTGATAAAAAAGTCAAAAGTGACATGAATGTAGGCGTCGTTATTGTCGATTACATTAATCAAGTAAAACGTTCAAGTATACCCTCTCGGGGAGGTCAATACGACTGGACGGAACAGATAGAAGTTAGCAAGGCACTGAAGAGTATGGCGCAAGAATACAAAACCCCAGTATTCTCACCGTACCAAACTGACGCTAGCGGTGAAGCTCGTTTTGCTAAAGGAATCCTAGATGCTGCTGATGCGGCATATGCTATGGAACCTTGGACAGAAGAAGATGCCTGTATGACATTTAATTGTGTTAAAATGCGCTCCGCCGCTATGCGTTCTTTTACTTCTACTATGGATTGGGAAACCTTAAAGATAGGACCAGAGACTGCACTTACGCCAAGCCAAAAAGCTGATAACGACCAGAAAACTGGCGAAGAAATAGACGACATCTAAAAATAATTCTTGACATTTATATGTATTTCTAGTATAATATATATTTAAAAGTGGAGGCTTTATGATTATAAACGGCAGTATGAGATACGCAGCTAGTGGTAGAAAGAAAAATAATCAATCATTATATCAAAATAAGCGTAAGGTACAGTATATGCAGCTTCATGCTAATGATAAGCCTGTTATACGAGAGACGCCTGACTATCCGTCAGCTCCTCTTACCCCTTATAAGCCCCAGCCTAGCCAAGACTGGAAAGTAGAGGCTTCTTCTGAGTATACTATTGCACCTGCATATAATAAAGGTGCTTATCAAGTTATAAGTAAAGATAACATAGAGGATATAGGTAAATAGAATGATGATGGCTTTCTTATTAGTAGTAATTATAGATGGAGACAGAGAGCCGACTGCGAATATGTATTTTCGTAATATAAATAGATGTAATTATTTTTCTGATAGAATTGAGCGGGGTCGATACAGTAACCGCAGATATAGAGGCACACAAGCCTTAGTAACGGCGTATTGCACGCCACGGATGGTACCAGAGGGGACACGATTTTGGGATTAGCACCTGACTTTAAGTTTACACAACAAGATTTAACTGAACTCAATGGCGATGGGAATCGTTTGCGGGGTAGGTACGGGGAAGATAATGCTCCCCCCAAAGATCCTCCAATATTTAAAGAAGAGGAAGAAGATGATGGTCAACCTTCTCTACATGAAGAATACCAAGCTGTATTCGGAGGAGACGACAGTCCCGATCAATTTGATGAGAACCCTAGCTGGTGAATGTAGAAACTCTACTTACAGATAAAAATATTTATTTCCTTCCAAAAGGAGGAGATTTTTTAGTGAGTTGTTTAAACCCAGAACACGCAGATAAAAATCCTAGTATGCGAATTGATCAAATTACAGGAATTTTTAACTGCTTTTCTTGTGGGTTTAAAGGAAATTTATTTAATTATTTTGGCGAAAGGGCAAACCAATTACAACAAAGAAGGGAACTTTTTAAGAAGAAGCTTATACAAAAGCGCTCTGAAAGTGTTGGTTTGTCCTTTCCCCAAAATAGATTGCCCTTTATAGGAAGCTGGAGAAATATTAAACCAGAAACTTATAAAAAATTTGAAGCATTTCAACACCCTAATCCTGATTATGTAGGGAGAATAGTTTTTCCTATAAGAGATATATCAGGAAAAATAGTTGCATTTCAAGGGCGTCATACAGCAGAAGGAACCCCTAAATACAAGTTTACACCCCCTGGGGCAAGACTTCCTTTCTTTCCAGTTGTTGAGTTCATTAAAGGCTCAGTAATCTTGGTAGAAGGAATATTTGATATGATAAATCTTCATGATAAAGGGCTTACAAATGCTGTATGCTGTTTTGGAACAAATAACTATAATGAAACAAAACTATCAATGCTCCGAGTACAAGGAGCAGAATATGTAGAAGTATTCTTTGATGGTGATGACCCTGGCCAACAGGCCGCAGAAAAATTAGTGAGTGAATGTGAGAAAGTTGGTCTCGTAGCTAGGAATGTCCATTTGAAAGAGACAGACCCTGGTGCATTAACTCAAACTTCAGTAGAGAAATTAAGGAAGAAGTTATATGGCTAAAGTTGCCTTAGTAGAAACGAAACCGAGTAGGACGGATTACAGAAAAGAGTTTGGTGGTGCATTTGAGTTCGATCAATACCAGCTTTGTTCTGATCCTACAATCAAGAAAGTATTAAAGCGAGACTGTGACATAACTATTGATCTAAGTCTTTACGACTGGGTCGTATTAGTTGGAAGTGAGTCTTTGAAATACTTTACAAAAATAAATTCAGTTACAGAATATTCTGGCAAGCAAGTACAAAAAAAGTTTCTGCCAGTAATCAATCCCGCTATGCTTACATTTAAACCGGAAGCTAGAAAGACGTGGGATGAATCTAAAGAGAGCATCATTAAGTATATTAGTGGTGAAATTAAGGAGGTGATTATAGATGAAAAGATTGCATTCGGTATTGACGACACAAGAGACTGTAACAATTTCATTCGAGCGGCCATTGACCACGATGGGGCTTTTATTGCGCTTGATAGTGAAACAACTGGGTTGTACCCTCGCGATGGGCATATACTTGGTATATCGCTTTGTTATGACGGCCACAGAGGAGCGTATATTTCTACAGATTGCTTTGACGAGGAAACTGAAGAACTACTTCAAAAACTTTTCAATGCAAAAACAGTAGTATTTCACAACGCTAAGTTTGATATGGCATTTTTTGAGTACCATTTCAACTTTAAGTTTCCAAAGTTTGAAGATACAATGTTACTATCGTATCTTGTTAATGAGAACCCCGGCAATCACGGGTTAAAAACATTAGCTATTAAGTACACTCCTTATGGGGATTACGAGAAGCCTATGTATGATTGGATGGACAATTATCGTAAAGAGAACGGCATACTAAAAAATGATTTCCAATGGGGGTCTATTCCTTTTGATGTAATGAAAACATACGCAGCTATGGATGCTCTATGTACTTATCTTATTTATGATAAATTTAAAAAAATCAAAGAGAATGCCAGACTAAAGTGGGTATACGATAATATCCTCATTCCTGGTACTAGATTTTTAATGGCCGCACAAGACAATGGCGTTCCTTTTGATAAAACAAGATTATATAAATCACAAGAATTAATGCAGGATCAGATAGATGAAGCAGTTTCTAAACTATATAAAAACCCAGCAATAGGAAAGTGGGAGAGTATTAATGATAAAGATTTTAACCCTAATTCTACTGTGCAGCTTCGTTCCCTTCTTTTTGACCACTTGGGCTTGCAACCTACTGGAAAGAAAACAGGAACGGGAGCGCACTCTACGGATGCAGAAGTACTCGGAGAGCTTAAGAGTCAATCCGAAGTTCCTGGACTTATCCTTGACATACGTCAACGATCCAAAATTAAAAATACTTATTTGGATAAAATCATACCGCAACTGGATAGAGATAGCCGACTCCGCACATCGTTTAACCTTCATGGCACTACTAGCGGTAGGCTTAGCTCTAGTGGTAAGCTTAATATGCAACAGCTTCCTCGGGATAACCCAGCTGTAAAAGGTTGCATTAAAGCTGCAAAAGGACATAAAATTGTTGCAATGGATTTAACCACAGCAGAAGTATATGTTGCGGCAATTCTTGCAAAAGATAAAGCTCTTATGGATGTATTTCGTTCAGGAGGAAATTTTCATAGTAGTATTGCAAAAACAGTATTTAAATTAGACTGTGATGTAGAAGACGTAGCAGAGTTTTATACTACTTCGAGACAAGCCGCCAAAGCTGTTACTTTTGGCATAATGTATGGAGCAGGGCCAAAGAAGATTAGTGAACAAGTTACTAAAGACTCTGGAACCTACTTCAGCCAACAAGAAGCAAGAGAGGTTATTGATGATTATTTTAAATCTTTTCATGCACTTAAAAACTGGATTGACACGAATCATAGGTTTATTGAGCAAAACGGATTCGTCTACAGTTTCTTTGGAAGAAAAAGGAGATTACCAAATGTCAAATCTTCAGATGCAGGTATCAAGAGCCATAGCATTAGGTCTGGTCTTAACTTTTTGGTGCAGTCTGCTGCTAGTGATATTAACCTTCTTGGGGCTGTAGATATGCACGCAGATATACAAGCATCTAAGATGAAGGCCCGTATATTTGCATTAGTACACGACTCAATTCTTGCAGAAGTGCCAGAAGAAGAAATAGATACATATAGTGAAAAACTTAAACATTGGATACAATTAGATAGAGGAATAATTATTCCAGGAGCCCCTGTTGGATGTGACTTCGATATAGGAGATGACTACTCAATGGGTAAATTTGAGAAACAATATGGCTTACTCTGATAAGGTATTAGAACATTATGAAAGACCCAGAAACGTTGGAAGATTATCTGAAAGTGATAGATCCGTGGGTACAGGTATGGTTGGAGCACCTGCTTGTGGAGACGTTATGCGATTACAAATTAAAGTCGCTGAAAACGGAGTCATTGAAGATGCTAAGTTTAAAACTTACGGATGTGGATCCGCCATTGCATCGAGTTCTTTGCTTACCGAGTGGGTTAAGGGAAAGACACTTGAAGACGCTAGTAAGATCAAGAATACCGAGCTTGCTACAGAACTTAGCTTGCCCCCAGTAAAAATACATTGTAGCGTTCTTGCTGAGGACGCTATAAAAGCCGCAATAAGCGATTATGAGGGAAAAAATGCTGACTATAACTGCCAGTGCGAAGAAGTATCTTAATTATAAGCGTATTGAGAAAGAAAAAAAGTACATACTTTTAAATCTGAAGCCTAGTGGCTGTGCGGGGTTTGAGTATGATTGGGACTATTGTGATGGTTTAAAAATCACAGATAGACTCATAGACGATATACTAGTAGTTAGTTATGAGGCTGCAATGGCTGTAGCAGGCAGTACAATAGACTACAACGAAGAATTAATAGGGTCTTATCTTACAGTAACAAACCCTAATGTACAAGATGCATGTGGGTGTGGAGTTAGCTTTACGATATGATAAAAATTGCATATCCTAAAGCACTGTTATACCTGCTTTGTTTCGATATTGGGCTTCATTTACTAGAAATAGCTATTGACTTACATCAATACTTAGGAATCTTTGGAGGAATATTATTATGGGCAGGTATAGTTTAACGTGGTTACATCAAAACGGAGAAGACCGCAGAAGGGGTGATATGCATAGCGTTGGTCCTTACACCTATGCAAAAATGTTGGAAGGGCAAGGATGTACAGATATAAAAATCTATTACAATGGTAACTTAATTGATCATTACATACAAGGACGTTCCACGCGTAATATTTCCGGTGTACCGGATACCGCACGACAACTGGAGCTATTCTGACGGGCTATTATTCTTGGATAATCAGTTATTAGACGACAAGAATATGCCAGGGGAAACTTTAGGAATAAGAAGGGTACAAACCCCCTTCCATGACCTTTTTCCCTTGAAAAACGCTTTAATAAATCACATTGGTATATTGAAGCAAACAGGAAAAACTTTTATCGACTCAAGAGGCGACCCCTTCATCTATGACAAAACCTTAATGTGTAGACTTAAATATTATAAGATCAGAAAGGTTGATAGGAAAGAGATCGCCTCCCTTTTATGGGTGAAAGGAATTAATTTTCCGTTCACAATACCAAGACCTCCAGAAGAAGGAAGAACTTGGGCAGGTATATTGCATTTAAATAATATACCTTGGATGTTGTACGAGTACTCTGAAGAAAAACGTAAAGACACTCGAAGAAAAATATAAATGCCTATGGGAAAAAGAAGTAAAACTCTACAAGGGGCTAGTTTAGTCCTAGAGGAAATAGAACCTTTAACACAAAATCAAGTAAAAGCTTTTGATAGCGAGAAACACCTAGTACTGCATGGAGTAGCAGGGACAGGAAAAACCTTCATATCCTGCTATTTAGCTTTTGATGATATGATTAAAAATATGTTCGAGAAGCTAGTAATAATAAGAAGTGCAGTCCCAACGAGAGACTTAGGGTTTCTTCCTGGGAATGAAAAAGAAAAAACTTCGGTATATGAGGAACCTTATAAAGATATTTCGATTGAATTATTTTCACGAGGCGATGCATACCAAGTACTAACAACTAAAGGTTTAGTAAACTTTATGACTACATCTTTTATTAGAGGAGTTACATTAAGAGATGCAGTTATTTTAATAGATGAGTGCCAAAATATGTCTTTTCATGAGTTGGATTCTATTATAACGCGAGTAGGGGAGAACTGTAGAGTTATATTCTGTGGGGATTTTCAACAAGCAGACTTAAAGCAAAATGGATTAAAATCCTTCCTAAGAATACTGGAAAAGATGGGTTCATTCGAGTCAATAGAGTTTGATGTAACGGATATAGTACGAAGCGGTTTTGTAAAAGAATATATTTTAGCTAAACAAAAAATCGAGGGCACATATGGAGGTAATTCATGCCAGTAACAGGATGGGTAGTAATAGGTACTACCATAGGTCTAACAGCACTATTTTTATTTGCAGTTAGTAGGCGTAAATGAAAGCAGTTATTAGCAATCGCATTTATTTGGAAGTAACGGATAAATATAAGGAAGTTTTAAGCAAAGAACTAACTTATACTATTCCTTCGTACAACCCAAAGGATCCTCCTGTAGTTATTAAGAATATGGCACGCATTCGTAGTAACTTAGTTAGTATACCTATTGGGCGTACGGATTTAATCCCAAAAGATTATGAAATAGTCGATAAAAGGATTGAGTCACCAGTGGAATTTCCAGAATTTAAGTTCCCTTTACGACAAAGCCAACAGGATGTTTTTGACGATATCGAAGACAACTGTATAATAAACGCTTGGGTCAGTTGGGGAAAGACTTTTACAGGTCTTGCGATTGCTGGTAAACTAAAACAAAAAACTCTTATAATTGTGCATACGGTCCCTCTAAGAAATCAGTGGGCAAAAGAGGTAAAAAAAGTATATGGATTTGAACCAGGCATTATTGGAAGCGGTAGGTTTGATATTAGCAGTCCTGTGGTTATTGGGAACACTCAAAGTTTGTACCGTCGCATTGCAGATATACGTAAAGAATTCGGAACATGCATATTGGATGAAATGCATCATGTCTCGTCTCCAACGTTTTCTAAAGTAATTGATTCCAACTATGCAAGATATAAGATAGGATTATCAGGCACAATAGAAAGAAAAGATGGAAAGCATGTAGTATTTAGGGATTATTTTGGACAAAAAGTTCTAAAACCCCCAAAAGAAAACTATATGACTCCAAAGATTCTAATTCATAGGTCTGAAATACGATTTATGGATGGGAGTAATATTCCGTGGGCTAATAAAGTAACACAGTTAGCTTATAATGAGGAATATATTCATACCGTTGCACTTTTAGCCGCTGGTTTGGCTACCAAAGGCCATAAGGTGTTAGTAGTAAGTGATCGAGTGCATTTTTTGCAGGTCTGCGCCGAACTGGCAGGTGATAAAGCAATTTGTGTTACGGGTGAGGTACCGCATGAAGAAAGACAAACCCTTATGTCTAAAATTACGGATGGAAAGGCAAATATTCTGTTTGGTACTCAAGCAATATTCTCAGAAGGTATCTCTTTAGATGATCTTAGCTGTCTAATTTTAGCTACCCCCGTAAATAACGAACCCTTATTAACACAGTTAATAGGTAGAGTTATAAGAAAGAAAGAAGGTAAACGAGATCCTGTAGTAGTAGATATACAACTAAAAGGAAACACGGCTCGAAGGCAGGCTGGTAATAGGGTAGGATACTACATGAAACAGGGTTACAACATACAGGAACTTTAAAAAAATAGTTCTTGACAAGAGCTTCATTTTTTGATATAATATGCTTCTATATAATTGGACAAAAATCTTTGAAACATGCAACGGCAACGCATCAGAGATGGTGGTAGTCTTAAAAATGATAGTGGAAAAGCAAATCCCTAATAATCGTTTTGATCGAATTTATAAGTATTCCAACACCGATTTTAGAGGGGGGTCTTTTTTACTTCACCCTGACGTTCTTTTATATAATACGTACCAATACGGCTATAAAGATGTTTGTATATATGTAGCGATGGCAAGTCTACGCTCCTATGCAGAATATAAAGCCAACGGTAAAACAACATTGGATATATTGCATTTACCAATAGATCCTTTTATATTTTTAAACAATCATAGTCTACTTCAAGTAAAAGGCGATCAACTTTGCTTTTTATATGAAGAAGCCCCAACGGAGAAACATTAAAATGGCAATATCATTTAATCAGCAGAAAGGTTCTGCTCAAAAAACCTCAATTAGCACTTTTCAGTACAAAGACGGAGATAACTCTTTTCGTCTGTGTGGCGACATTCTTGCTCGCTATGTTTACTGGATAAAGGGCAAAAACGATAAGAACATTCCTTTAGAGTGTTTATCTTTTGACCGCAACGCAGAAGCGTTCAACAACAAAGAGAAGGATTGGGTTCGTGAATACTACCCCGACCTCAAGTGTGGTTGGAGCTATGCAACTCAGTGTATAGACAACGGTGAAGTAAAAGTTGTAAATCTAAAGAAGAAGCTGTGGGAGCAAATTATAACTGCAGCAGAAGATTTGGGTGATCCTACTGATGTCGAAACTGGCTGGGATATTAAGTTCAAAAGAGTAAAGACTGGCCCTCTTCCTTATAATGTAGAGTACCAGCTTCAGCCTTTAAAGTGCAAGCCTAGTGCACTCAGCGACGCAGATGCAGCTCTTGTAGCTGATCTCAAGTCTATGGACGACGTAATGCCCCGTCCTACCCCTGATGCACAGAAGTCTCTTCTTGATGAAATTCGTCAATCAGATACTAATGAAGTTGATGAAACTCTTGAAGCGGAGTTTAATGTAGGGTGATTTTATTTACAGCAGATTGGCACTTAAAACTGGGGCAGAAGAATGTCCCAGTTCAATGGGCAAAGAAAAGATATAAAGAATTTTTTCACCAAATATCTGAAATAGAATCTCGTTGCACAACCCACATAATCGGAGGCGATCTTTTTGATCGTCTTCCGACTATGGAAGAATTAGAGCTATACTTCTCATTTGTATCTAATGTGAAAATTCCTACTATAATATATGATGGGAACCATGAAGCTACAAAAAAGAATAAAACTTTTTTCTCTCAGCTTAAAGAAGTAACAAGGGATATAAACAAATTAGTATTCATTGTAGACGAATTAGGAGAGTATGAAGACTTTACTATTCTACCTTATTGTGACCTTCACAAGAAAAACATATTTAAGAATATTAATAAAAAGCTCCCCCTATTTACACACGTTAGAGGTGAAATCCCTCCTCATGTAAAACCAGAAATTGACTTGGAGCTATTAAAAGATTTCCCAATAGTATTAGCAGGGGATTTACACGCACATAGTAATACTCAAAAAAATATCGTGTACCCAGGTAGCCCAATGACTACCTCCTTTCATAGAAACGAGGTAGAAACAGGATACTTGTTAATTGATGAAAACTTTAATTGGAAGTGGTATAAGTTTGACTTACCCCAACTTTTACGAAAAACAGTTGATAATCCTGATAAGATGATACCTAGTGATTATCATCATACTATTTATGAACTGGAAGGAGACATTCAAGACCTTTCACAAGTAAAAAATTCAGAGCTTTTAGACAAGAAAGTTGTAAAACGAAGTACTGAAGCAACTCTAGTTTTAGATAAAGAAATGACAGTAAGTGAAGAACTAGCAGAATATTTAGAATATATACTAGAGCTTCCTAAATCAAAAATATCCAGTATTATAGGAACTTTTAATGATTACTCTAAAACAGCTACAGTGGAATAATTGTTTTAGTTATGGTTCTGACAATGAGTTAATATTAGATAATAATACTGTAACTCAAATCATTGGAACAAACGGTACAGGAAAATCCTCTATACCTTTAATTATAGAGGAGGTTTTGTATAATAAAAATTCCAAAGGAATCAAAAAAGCAGATATTCCAAATAGATATATTGGTAAAGGTTACAATATAAATTTAACCTTTACAAAAGATGATGATACATATGCTGTAAGTGTTGATAGAAAAAATAGTATTAAAGTTAAGCTAGAAAAGAACGGAGAAGATATTTCCAGTCATACAGCTACTAATACTTATAAGACAATTCAAGAAGTTATTGGAGTTGATTTTAAAACTTTTTCTCAATTAGTATACCAAAGTACAAATGCTAGTTTACAGTTTCTTACTGCAACAGATACAAATAGAAAAAAGTTTTTAATTGATTTATTGCATTTAGAAAATTATGTAGAGTTATTTGATATTTTTAAAGAAGAAGCAAGAAAGACTTCTTTAGAAATTAATGGAATTCAAGCAAAGCTTGATACCATTGAAAAATGGTTGGAAGATAACAAATTGGGGGATACCAATATACTTCCAATGTTAAATTTAGAAATTTCGACGGATGAAGAAGAGAAAGAATTCCATCACCTTACGAAAGAAATTGAAAATATTTCGGAAAAAAATAAAAAAATCTCAAAAAATAACCAACTGAAAGACTTACTTGGTCAAATTAATTTACAAGAAGCACAAAATTGTGAAATAACTAAAAAAGTCTCATATGATGATTTACAGGCTGAGATAGGAACACACTCACAAGTCGTAGCGGGGTCTCAACGCCTTTTAGTAAAGCTAAAAAAATTGGGAGATACTTGCCCTACTTGTGAACAACCAGTAGACCCGACTTTTAAACAGTCATTAGTAGCAGCAGAGATACGCAAAGCTACAAAAGCGGAGAAAGAAATTGCAGAAACTGAGAATGAAATTAGACGGATTAAGGATAACAATCGTGAATTTGAGCGTTGTCAAAAGCTTGAAAGCGATTGGACAGACTTGTATCGCAGCATTAATCAAAGCCTACCAAGTACCCTTTTGGATCAAAACCAGCTTGAAAAAAGGTTGGCAAGCGTTCGAGCTGAGCTACTTCAACGAAAAGAGCAGTTGGAAAGCACAGCAAAGGAAAATGAAAAAAGAACAAGACACAACACCAGAATCCAAGTAATACAAGAGCAAACAGACAACTTCTTAAAGGAGTCTGGAGAGTTTAAAGATGTTTTTGTAAAACAGGAAGCTCTGCTGTCGAATCTGGAAATATTAAAAAAAGCTTTCAGTACAAATGGTTTGTTAGCTTACAAGATTGAAAATCTTGTAAAAGAGTTAGAAGAATTGGCGAACACCTATCTAGCGGAGCTTTCTGATGGTAGGTTTACTCTTGAATTCGTAGTATCAAACGATAAATTAAATGTCCAAGTCGAAGACGATGGCAAAATAGTAGATATTCTCGCACTTTCTTCAGGAGAGCTAGCAAGAGTAAATACAGCTACTCTTATTGCCATAAGAAAGCTAATGAGTAGTATTTCAAAGTCTAAGCTTAACATTTTATTTTTGGATGAAGTAATAGCAGTATTAGATGACACAGGACGTGAGAAACTAGTAGAAGTTCTTCTTAATGAAGATTTGAACACTTACATAGTTTCCCACGGTTGGACTCACCCACTACTCGATAAAAAAGAAGTAGTAAAAGAAGAAAACATAAGTAGGTTAGAATGAGTAAAAAATCAAAGATATATATTGACGGTATGAGAAAGTATTTAATAGGACAAATTAGTAAGCATGAAATTAATGCAAAGGTCTTTTTAAAGAACCCTGTTGGAGTAGCAGAACACCCTGACACGGTCGCCACAATAGAAGAAGAACTAGGAAAAATTTCTGAATACAAAGATAAACTTGAAGCATTAGACGATTTAACTTTTGGAGGAATAGACGATTCCAATGATGATTGGATTGAGTAAATGGTTGATAGTCGAGCGAAAGGAGCAAGAGGCGAGTATTTAGTTAGAGATTTACTTAGAGACCATACTAATCTTCAATTTGAACGTGTACCATTGTCAGGTGCGTTAGAGTACTTGAAAGGAGACTTGTACGTTCCAAATGAAAAGAATATTTATTGTATTGAAGTAAAGAATTACGCTGATACTCCTTTAACAGATAAAATATTAACACAAAAGAAAACGAACAATCTAGGTCGCTGGTGGAGGAAAATTAAAAGCCAGGCCGAAAACGCTAGTCAGCTACCGCTTTTGTTTTTTAAATATAATCGATCCAAAGTTTATGCAACTACGGGGAATAAACCAATAAAAACAGATTATATTTACATCAGCGATTTAGATTGTTATGTCTGCCTTGCGGAAGCATGGTTAACTAATGAGGAAATAAGGTTTATAAATGGCACTTAGTTTTAATTCACAGAGAAAAGCAGGAACACTAATAGTTGATGCCCTTAACTTAGCGTTTCGATGGAAACATCAGGGCAGAACAGATTTTAGATATGAGTACGAAAAGACAGTACAAAGTCTTGCAGACTCGTATAAATGTGATAATATAATAATTACAGCAGACGGCGGATCTTCCCGATATCGTAAAGACATACTTCCTGATTATAAGCAAAATAGAAAAGATAAGTATGCTACGCAGACGGAAGAAGAAAAAATTGCGTTTGAAGAATTTTTTGAAGAATATCAAGCCACTTTAGATATGTTAAAATGGCCTATACTTCGTTTTGACGGAGTAGAAGCAGATGATATTGCTGCACATCTAGTAAAAAATAAAGACGAGTATGGGTTTGAAGAAGTTTGGTTAATATCAAGCGACCGAGACTGGGATTTACTAATTCAAGAAAAAGTAAATAGATTTTCTTATGTTAATAGAAAAGAAATACGGATTCAGAATTGGTATGAACACTATGAGGTTAGCCCAGAGCAGTATATTTCCTTAAAATGTCTAACAGGCGATAAAGGAGATAATGTTCCTGGCATTACAGGTATTGGACCTAAGAGAGCTAAAGATTTAATTATTGCATACGGCGATGCAATGAATATTTACGACTCTCTTCCCATTCCTAGTAAGTATAAGCATATACAAGAATTAAATGCTTGCGGAGAACGAATACTTCAAAATTATGAATTAATGGATTTAATATCGTATTGTGATGATGCTATAGGAGGAAATAACATAGCACAGATTGAGGAGAGGATTGCGTGTTAATTGACTATAAAAGAGATAATTATCTTTCAGAGTTTAGTCATAAAACTTTACAAGATAGATACTTAATTGAAGGCGAAACTTCGCCTCAAGATGCGTTTGCACGTGCAGCAAAAGCGTTTTCAGATAATGAAGCACATGCACAGAGACTATACGACTATGCTAGTAAACTTTGGTTTATGTTTTCTACTCCTATACTTTCTAATGGTGGAACAACCCGTGGGCTGCCTATTAGCTGTTTTCTTAATTATGTTGAGGACAGCAGACAAGGAATCACAAGTCACTACACAGAGAACGCTTTTCTTTCTAGTGTGGGCGGTGGCGTTGGTGGGGCTTGGTCAGCTATTCGCTCTGTAGGATCAAAAACGTCAAATGGCTCAGAAAGTACAGGAGTCATACCATTCATGAAAGTGGTAGATGCAGAAATGCTAGCATTTTCGCAAGGAGTAACTAGGAGAGGCAGTTATGCTGCATATTTGGATATATCTCACCCAGAGGTGGAAGAGTTTCTCGATGTTAGAAAGCCCACAGGGGGCGATGTTAATAGAAAGTCTGTTAATCTGCATCATGGTGTTGTGGTTAGCAACAGGTTCATGGAAATAATTGAAAATGCTACTAGAACGGCAGGTTTCGATGATTCGTGGGATTTAATTGACCCACACACAGGAAAAGTTACTAAAACCGTTTCTGCAAAAACTTTGTGGGTAAAACTAATACAAAACCGAGTAGAAACTGGTGAGCCGTATATCATGTTTGGTGATACAGTTCAAAGTGCTTTACCAAACTGTCAAGCAGACAAGGGTTTAAAAGTAAATCACTCTAATTTATGCTCCGAGATTACACTAGCAACTGATGAAAACAGAACAGCAGTATGTTGCCTATCAAGTGTAAATCTAGAAGAATATGATGAATGGAGTACTAATCCTCAGTTTATTCCTGATTTAATTAGGATGCTGGACAATGTAATTACTTATTTTGTAGAAAATGCACCAGCAGAACTAGCAAAAGCAGTATATAGTGCAGAACAAGAAAGAAGCCTAGGGCTTGGAGCAATGGGATTTCATGCTTACTTACAACGGCAGAATATTCCTTTTGAAAGTGCGGTGGCTAAAGGCAAAAATATGCAGATGTTCAGGCGTATAAAAACGGAGGCAGAAAATGCAACTAAACAGTTGGCTGAGGAACGGGGCGAGTGTCCTGATGGAATGGGTTACGGTATTCGCAACGCTCATCTTTTGGCTGTGGCTCCTAATGCTAGCAGTTCTATTATTTGTGGCAATACTTCCCCCAGCATTGAGCCTTATCGGGCTAATGCATTTACGCAAAAAACTAAATCAGGATCTTCTCTCTTAAAAAATGAGTATCTTGAGCATGTTCTTCAAGAGATGGATCAGGATACAGATGAGGTATGGAAGAGTATTATTACTAATAATGGCTCAGTACAACATCTTGACTTTTTAGATGAGTGGACTAAAGATGTCTTTAAGACCGCTGTAGAGATAGACCAGAGATGGATTATTGACATGGCAGCTGATAGGCAAGAACAAATTTGTCAAAGTCAATCCTTAAATGTATTCTTTCCCGCAAATGTATCAAAACAAGAACTTCATGCTATACATATGATGGCATGGAAAAAGAAAGTAAAAACTCTATACTATTTACGTAGTGAAGCTATTAAAAGAGCAGAAACTGTTTCAGATGAAGCTTTAAGACAGTATATATTTGAAAGCATGGATGAGGAAGGGTGTTTGGCTTGTGAGGGGTAGACTATGGAAACTATGGGCAATGTCTTTGGGCGAAAAAGCCTCAGAAGACTCCGAAGAAGCAGATTTAGTAGCAGTTATAAGAACAGTAGTAGTACTAATTAATTTTATAACTTGCTTTTTTATAATGTCGGGAGTGGTACACCACTGGTAGAGGAATTTAATGAGCTTACTAGAAGAAAGAGAATATTATAAGCCTTTTGCATATCCTTGGGCGTTTGAGCATTACAAAACGCAACAACATATGCATTGGCTTCCAGATGAAGTTAATCTTGCAGATGATCTAAAAGATTATCGGGATAGACTTACACCTGAGAATAAGAAATTAATTACGCAAATATTTAGGTTTTTTACTCAAGCAGATGTTGATGTTTGTTGTGGGTATGCAACACATTATTTGCCTACATTTAAACAACCTGAAGTACGAATGATGTTGTC